GCCGCGTTCTGCCAGTCAAACTCATTCGGGCGGATCATCGCCGGCCCAATCGGGAGTGGCAAGACCACCGGCATAATCATGGAGCTGTTGCGCCGTAGCGCTGAGCAGGCCCAGGCAGTGGATGGTCTGCGTTACACGCGCTTCGCGCTCTGTCGCCAAACCCTCCAGCAACTCAAAGCTACCGTCCTCAAAGATTGTGATCAGTGGCTTTCCCGTTTTGGCCAGTGGAAAGTATCCGAGTCGACGTATCATGTGAAATTCAACGATGTTGTTTCGGAGTGGGTGTTTCTGCCGCTGGAAGATGCCGAAGATAAAGCACGACTTCTATCGATGCAATTAACCGGAGCCTTCCTGTCTGAGTGCATCGAGATGAACATAGATATTCTCGGACACGTTCAAGGCCGCATCGGTCGATATCCATCAGGGCAACGTGGTGTTCCGACATGGTTTGGCATCATAGCCGATACCAACATGCCTGTCGAGATGTCACCCTGGTGGGAGTTCATGGAGAAGGTCAAAGCCGGTGAAGTACCGACATGGCAGTTCTTCAAGCAGCCCAGCGGCATGGACTTTCCGACCTTCGATAAAGGCGGCAACCAGACCTCAGGCGCTGAAAACCTTAATTTCCTGCTGCAAAGCGCAGACTCCATCGCGCTACCGCTGAATTCCTATAACCGGCTCGCACAGGGACGCAAATACTACGAGAACATCGTCGCCACCTATGGACCCGAGCACGACTACGTCAACAGGTATGTCTATGCCAATTACGGTAATGATCCCTCCGGAGCCGCTGTATTCAAAGAGTCCTATCGGGCTGACTTTCACACTGTCGAGCACACAATGGTCATACCGGGTTACCCGCTATACGTGGGTCAAGATTTCGGTCGAAATCCGTGGTCCCTCATTTGTCAGGTCGATCACATGGGACGTCTGCTTGTCCACGAAGAAGTCAAAGCAGAAAACATAGGACTGGAAAAACATGTCTGGCAGAATCTCCGCCCACGGCTCATGCAGGAAAAGTACCAAGGCCTTAAAATCGCCATGGTGGGCGACCCTGCCGGTGTCGCAAAGAGTAATGTTGCTGAAGAAAGTTGCTTCGATGCTCTCAAGCGTCTCGGATTTGCAGCGGTACCTGCACCAGGAAATGACATCGAACCCCGGCTCCGATCCGTTGAAGCTCTCCTCCTACGCCAAACAAACGGTGGACCTACTCTCGTTATCAATAGGTCGGGCTGTCCGAAACTATGTCGTGCACTTGGAGGTGGATATCGGTACACTCGCACGAAAGAAGGCTCGCTCAAGACCACGAAGCCAGACAAAAACGACCCGGAAGGTTACTCGCACGTAGCCGACTGTCTGCAATACGTTGCCATGGTGGTACACGGTGGCATGCTGCCGCACGTCAACGAGTACCTATGGGGCCGCAAGCGACGGCGTCCAGCTAAGATTTCTCCATTGGGATGGACATAGTTAATAATACTTTAACCCCCTTCCTCTAAACCCTCGGATATGAACCCTAGTCCCGTTGAAGAAATCGGCCAGACAGCAAGAAGCCTACTGGATATCTTAAAGGATCAGCCCGCGACGGTGGCGTCAATTGCGGTAAATGCCGCGCTGATCGTCTTCATCTTCTACGCCTTAGCCGGCGCGGCAGCGTTCCGCGAAACCCTGATCAAGCAGAACTACGAGTACCAGCGGGAAGTGTCGCAGCTGCTCGCCAAATGCATCATACCAGAGGGGCACAAATGAAAATCGCTATCAGCTCAGGCCATGGCCTGCATATCCGAGGCGCTCGGGGTAACCCAGTACCACCGCAACTAGACGAAGTCGACGAGGCAAGAAAAGTCGTAGAAACGGTCGCGACCGAGTTGCGTAATCGCGGCGTGGAAACTTGGACTTTCCACGATAATACGAGCTACGACCAGAATACCAACCTTCATACTATAACAAATTGGCATAATGCCAGACCATCACACGATTACGATGTATCCGTGCACTTCAACGCCTATGATCATAGTGCTCATGGCTGTGAAGTACTGTACGTTACTCAAAAAAGCCTAGCCGCCAAGGTGTCATCGGCATTGGCATCAGCTGGGCACTTCACCAATAGGGGGGCAAAATACAGATCAGACCTCTATGTACTTAATAATACTAAAGCACCTGCGATCTTAATCGAGACCTGTTTTTGTGATAATACTGGGGACAGCAATAACTATCATCAGTACTACGCTGCGATCTGTAGTGCCATAGCTACCGCAATCAGCGGCAAGGAAGGCAGCAGCACACCGCCGCCAACCGAGCAACCACCTTCAGAAAACGAAAATCCACTGGACGTCCCGCTGGACAGCCGGCCAGTCCTGGGCGTCGGTGATGAAGGCACCCATGTCAGTGATCTCCAGACCCTCCTCAACGGCACGGATCTACACCCGGGGCTCACTGTCGACGCCGACTTCGGCAACCTAACCGACAGCGCTGTACGCAACTACCAAGCTAGCCGTGGCCTGATGGTCGACGGCCTAGCCGGCGATCAGACCTGGGGCGCGCTGTATGCAGGCAAGGAGGGCCTGCCTCCGCCCCCTTTCGCCCTTAGCGCAACCGATATCTCGGCCATCTGCGACATCGCCAACGATAGTGCCATTCGTTATTACAGTTGGCGTGATAGAGGCCAAGCACCGGCGGGGTATACCCAGGGTATGGCCTGCGCCTTCGCCCAGAGCTACCGCAAGCTCAAGCAGGGGCATCCTGCGGCCGTGGAAATGGCCAAAGCGCGCACCAGCTCCGACAAGGACGCGCTCAACGTCTACAAATCGAACTTCGAGAACCTCGGCATGAACAACGAGACCGCTGGCGTCAACACGCTGCGGCATCTCTATGCCCTGATGCTCGGTCACGGCATGCGAGAAAGTTCTGGCCGGTACTGCGAGGGCCGCGACCAAGCGGCAACCAACGTTCAATCCGACACGGCCGAAGCTGGCCTGTTCCAGACCAGTTATAACGCCCACAGCGCCAGCGACCCCGAGTTCGACAACCTGATGGACGAGTATTCGCAGTCACAGAATAAGGCAACCTGCTACCTCAGCCAATTCGACGACGGGGTCAGCTGTTCGAGCGGGGAGTGGGAGTGCTATGGCTCCGGGGTCGGCTACACGTTCCAGGACCTATGCAAGCACTGCCCGGCATTCGCAGTCGAAACCTGCGCCTTGACGCTCAGGAACCTGTGCAACCACTATGGCCCAATCATCAGAAAAGAAACCGAGTTGCGAGCCGACGCCGACGCCATGTTCAAGATGGTCCAGAATTACGTCGACGACGCTTACTTCCATGAACTAGCCGCAACGGGCTCATGACACGGAGTCACTTTCTCCACGCATCTCGCCGAACAGCTGGAGCACCTTCAGGAGGTGGTGCTGGTGACTCTTGGCCGACGCCATATGGGTGGCGATGTCGGTCTCGACTTCCTTCTGCAGGTCTTTGCCCTGGGTGATAGACGCCAGCAGCGAGCCCAGCTCGGCCAGCCGGACCAACCGGTTCTGGAAGTTGAAGGTGGCAACCAGGACCTCCTCGAAATACTCGCGCGTCAGCCGGCGGTCCCGGGCGTCCATGGCGAGAAGGAAGTTGGCAGTAACGAGGGGAGTGAGGTTCTCAGGAAGAATCTCGGCGGCCAGTCGCTCAGCCAGGACCTTCTCGTTGATGACGAAATCAGGCGACTCGAACTTCCCGGTAGGGGACGTTGTCGTTAGCGGGCTCGCGGACATTGACTTCCCTTTCAATCAGGCCGAGCGCGTGTTGCCTGTCCTTGGTGTCAAGGTAGTAACCCCGGCCCCATAGCGTATTGATGGTAAGGTCAAAAACCTTAAGTTTCTTTCGCAGGTTGCAGATGACGACGTCGACCATCTTCGGGTCGGTCTCCTCGGCACTGGATGGCCGGTTGGTGCGCTGGGCGCGCTGACTCTCGATCACCCGGTGTAGGGTCGCCTTATCAGCCTCCTCACGCTTGACCAGCACCAGCATAAAACTCGCCATGAGCTTCGTGAGCTTGAACGCCCGCATGAAGCTTGTAACAAGATCAGCATCGCGCGCGGCAGCGATATGAGGGGGCAAGTGGTCGGCTCGTCGTGCGGTGGGTGGCCAGTCCGCAGCAGGCATCTCAGTGATCCGCCCAGAACCGAGCGCTTCATCCAATACGTTCCGCACGTCGGCAGCGGGCACCTCGAGGCCACGTGCGATAACGTTAACGGGTATGCCTTCATTGGCGAGACGGATGGCAATCTGCACAGCTTCACTCATGACGGGGCCCCTTTGAGCACCCGTCAACTCTTCGTGAAGATAGGTAAATATTCCGTAAAGGTCAAGGGTGGGGGCGAGCCGGCGATCCCCCCTTGGAAGGCTTGCGCGATCCGACCGACTTATGGCCCGACCCCCGCACTATTCTACCCTTGAAACCTTAATCGATCCTCTCGCCAGGAGCGTCGATGGGGAGGCAGAGGTTGATCGACCGCAACGACCGGTGCGCGCGCTCGGTGATCTGCAGCAAGGTCATCTTGAGCATCTCCTGCCCCTCCTTGCTGTCCCGCGCAGCGGTGCACTCCTTCTCGTCCTTGAAGATTAGAGGGCCATCTGTCGGGCTACCGGCGATTGCCAGTAAGCCCCCGCGAGCATCGTAGGCCAACATCGCCAGCATGAAGCCGGCCTCTGTGTGCGACCCTGCAGCCTTCAGCGGTTTAGCCTGGGCGTAATGGAGACTCATGACGGCGAACCATGTTACCACTGCGGTTATAACCATGATAGCGAGCGGCTTTTTCATTGTCTCAGTTCCTTGCGCCTCTGTGTCCCAGAAATGGCCTCCAAGATGGTGTTCAGCTTGTACTGCTCGATTTCATACCCCGGGGTGCGGCCATACACCACCTTGGTCACGTTAGGCAGCTGCA